GTTCCACCAACCGTAATGTTACCTGCTACATCAAGGGTTGTTGCTGTGTTAAAGGTTACAACCTCAACACCTTTGCCAATATATGACATATTAAACCTCCCTTATGTGATTTCTAGAAGTGACGCAATAGCATCTGCTGAAGATAAAACATTACTAGTTACCTTCAGAGTATCTCCTGGTTCCATTACTACTTTCTGTTCTCCACCAACTACAACAAGGCTACTGCCTACAGGAATTGGTGCATCTTTAATAATATAAACGCTATCTTCAGCGCCGCTTGTTCTTGTACTAGCATCTAACTCTACATCAATAACAATTTGACTAGCTACAATATTAGCTACTGTAAGTCCAATAATTGTTGTTTGTGTAGCAGCTGGACAAGTGTAAAGCGTAGCAGCAGAAGTTCCAATAGCGGTATCTGTTTTACTTTTAAAACTATTAGCCATAGTTATCTCCTATTATCCTAGTGCAATAGCCATAGCTACCGCTGCATTGTTTGCTTCTGTTACTGCAAAGGCAGTTGTTGAAATACTAGTGTTATTAGTTCCGCTTGCCTGTGTAGTACCTGTTACAGTACTTGCAAGTACACCATCGATACTTGGTGCTGAAATAGGTCCAGTGAAAGTAGCACCAGTTATTGCAGCAAAACCAGAACCTGAAACATAGGCTGCAACCCAAGCACTACCTGTGTAAACTTTCATTACATCATCAGTAGTGTTATAGTATAACATACCTGCTTGTAGCGGATCACCATCGTTATCAGTAGTAGGGTCTGCTGCTTTAGCGCCAAGGTACTTATCATCAAAATTATCAAAGGCTGCTAAGGCTTGATCTCTTGCTGCCTCTGCTGCTGTTTGTGCACTACTTGCTGAAGTAGCTGAGCTAGCTGCGTTTGTTTCACTAGTAGCCGCATTAGTCTCTGAAGTTGCTGCGTTAGTCTCGCTAGTCGCTGCATTAGTTTCAGAAACAAGAGCTGCCGCTGCGGATGCTGCAGCATTGGTTTCACTAGTAGCTGCATTGGTCTCACTTGTTGAAGCATTACCTTCTGATGTAAGCGCTGCTGCTGCTGAGGCTGCTGCATTTATTTCAGAGGTACTTGCGTTTCCCGCTGAAGTAGCCGCATTAGTAGCACTTCCTGCTGACTGAGTAGCACTTGACGCCGCTGCAGTTTCGCTAGCAAGCGCATTTGCTTCACTTGTTGCTGAATTTGTTTCGCTAGTAGCAGCATTAGCTTCGCTAGTGGCCGCATTAGTTTCACTAGTAGCCGCATTAGTTTCACTTGTAGCAGCATTATTTTCAGATACTAGTGCGGCGGCAGCGGATGCTGCTGAAGCAGTTACTGAATTTCCAATTGAAGCTAAAGAGGCGGCTGCTGAAGTTGCACTAGCTGCGGCTGAAGCTGAAGAAACTCCAGCATTAGTAGCTGCTGTTTGTGCATCTTCAACTAGTCCAGCAAGAGAGCTGGCTAATGTAGTTACTACACTACCATCACCTGAATTGAAAAGTCCACCAAGAGAACCATCATCGGTTGCTCCTGTGGTATCAGTGGTATCTGGACTTGCAGGTGTAGCCATTAGATTAACCCTCCTGCATTATAACTCATTTGAATGTTACCGCCAGATGCTCCCCGTTTATTATCTTCATCATTTAACTCATCTATTTCTTGAGCAAACATAGCAAAGTATTTTTGTGCCTGATCATCATCTTGTAGATAAGCAAATAATTCGCCTAATGAACCCATAAGAAGAATTCTTTCATTATCATCACGTAGCCAATTATAGGCAAGCTGCCCAAGATAGTATGCACTTGTAACTGTACCACCTGCTGCGATTGCTTCAGCTTGTGTTGCATAAGGAGTTGCTACACCCCCGGTTGTAGAAAACCAAAGTTCAACAGCACCTGTTACACCTTGAGAAGACGGATTAAGTAATCCTGCAGTGTAGTTAGTTGGTGTTACATTATATAGTGCATCTAATGCTGGGAGTCTGCGGTAATAGTGTAATTCAATCTTAGTGGCTGTACCACTAGCTATTCCATCTCGGAAAGCAGGAGAAAGGATTACTGTGTTTCCTCGCCTAGTCCAGAAAGCAGAGTAATTATATTTACTTGCCGTCCAATCATTAAATGTTCTCAAATCTGTTTTTTCGTTAAAAACTCGTGTAGATTGATTTACTGCATCTACCTCTCGAATTTCAATAAATTCAATAAGGTCAGATGGTACGGTGATTTCCGTCTTACTAGGAACAAGGTTGTTTCCAGCAGTTGTTGCAGCAATCAAGTCAGTTGAGTTATAACTAATAGTGTTTTCAAGCGCAATAACCCTTAGTTTACGATATGCCTTATCTGCAGCATATCTTAAACAATCTTTGATTATGTCATCGCTAAGAACTGCGGAATCTTTATTAGACCAGTTCCTTACTAAGTCAACGAACTGCGTGTAAGTTCTTGCCATCCTTGGCCTCCTAATTAAGTATTGATTAGCAGATCGCGGTATTCAGTCATCAAGATACTTTTTAACTTCTTCATATTATTTGAATCATGCATAAACGCTGGATCATGAAGATCAATATTATGGTCTTGTAGAATCTTAATTGCTACGATATCGGGAATCGTTGCCATCTTACGATAGCCATCCTTCCTAATTCCATAATGATCTTGTTTTTCACGATCTAACCGTGCATTCTCTTTATACTGTGTTATATCTTGTGTTGCTTGCCAGTCTCCTGATTGAAGATCAAAGCCAGCGTTAATACCTTTATCTACTTCCACAGTGCTACTGTGGAATTTAAAGTCTGTTTCTTTTGACATGTCCTCGACTCCTTAATTAAGCGGCGGGTTCTGTATACGCTACAAAGCGTCCAGACTTTCCAATATAGCCAAGCTCTGCACCAGTTGGTGCGGTTGCTGGTGCTGTACCTACGGCAATCGTAGGTGTACCAACTGTAAGATGGGTAAGCTGATAGCCGCCTGCTGCGGCTGAGGCTGTACGCCATACACATGTTTCTGCGGGGTAAGTATTCCCGTTAGCAAGTTGAATAACTAGCATTTACTGTACTCCTATTATTTTATCGACAGTTATAAATTTTACCACCTGCTTTTTTATAAACAGGATCTTCTTTTAAAGTTGATGGCCCAGTACGCTCAGCATTCATAGGGTGCTTTGGGTTTGCGTATTTAGGCTTTGACTTTGGAAGAGGCATACTCTTCATACACTTTCCAGCAGCTTTACACTTGGCTGGTGATGGGCAATCTGCGCATAGTTTCATTAGTCTCTCCCAGTAATTACAGTACCACCAGCTGAATAATATTTTGAAATTTTACCACCGCCCATTTTATATGTAGCTTTTTTACCATATAGTTTTTTTATTAGTTCGTTTTTTTCTTCACGAGCAATAATTTTTGGATCTGTACTCATAGACCCATCTTTTAAAATAATACCTTTTTTATTAGCCATCATTATCTCCTATAATAAAAAGAGGGGAAGCTAGATGCCTCCCCTCAGATATTTTAGTTCAAGCCGTAGATAGCGCCACAACCTGATGGGTTGCGTACTTCCAAGGTTGACTCTTCAACCATCATGCCGACAGTTGAGTCGCCTTTCTGGCCTACATCAACTTCCTGCATTGGGCGCAGGGTTGCAACATTAAACCACATTGGATCGTAGATCAATGCAGAAAAGTCGGCTACGTTAGTAGTCGCTGCTAGGTTAGCAGGTGTTGCGTTTGAGTTGATGAACTGTACCTGGTTAGCAAGGCCCATGATGTAGTTAGGAACTACCATGAGATCGCCAAAGTCAGACATGTAGATGTCTACAGACTGGCGCAGCTTACCTGACTCATCAATGTTACGCTGAACATTGGTAGAAGCCTGGACAAGGTCAGAGAAGTCACGGCGCAGCTTTGGTGAAAGCATAACCTTTGAAGCCTTACCGCCCTGCTCGTAGATCTTCTGCATAACTGCATCAAGATCAGACAAAGCAAGTGAACCTTTAGTAGGTGCTGCAGTTGTTGTCAGTGAAGAACGAACAACCTGAGTACCATCACCAGCAACAGCAGGCGAGGCCCATTGACCAGCGTATACTACAGTATCAGCTGAGTTGATGAATGATTGGTAACCACCAGCTGAGCGTGCAGTATTACCCTGAACACCAACAGCTGCTGATACGTTGAATGAGTGAATCATGTCGTGCTCGACATCACGGCGAAGCTCTGTACCACGCTTCTTGAGCTGGTAAGCATATTCGTCTGCAATGCCTGCCTGATCTACTGCACGGCGTGTGCCTGATACAGCAATTGTCTTACCGTTGATCTGAGTGTAGTTACCCAGACGAGTGCGGTATGGGCCAGTGCGAGCAAAGCGATCGCCGACTGCAGGAGTACCTGTACCACCAGCAACAGATGGTTCGATGTAGTCAGTACCTTCAGCAATGCGTGAAGAGCCTGGAGTATCGAGTTGGTCTGTCTGCCATTCGTGATAAATTGCAGTTGCTTTAGCTTTGCCAACAGATGACATGAAAGGGGTTTCATCACGAGTAATCATTGTGATGAAGTTAGCTAGATCTTCCCGCTGGGAAACATCTTTGCCAGTTCCGCGAGCTGGACCTTGTGGTCCACCTGTGCCGCGTACACCAAGAGTGCTTGACATTTATTTATACCCTCCTAAGGTATTAAAGATTTAAGGAGCGTTCAGCAAGAGTTCTTAGAAAGGCTTGTTGTTCGTCAGCTGAAGCTTGACCACTTAAAGTGCGTCTACGAGTAGCTTCACGTGCATCTTCTTTTTGTTTAGATACAGACTTTGCTTTCCTTAACGGAGCCTTCTTTGTTGGGGTTGACTTACGTTTAACAGCACCTTTAGTAACACCTTGTTTAAGTCGTCGATAGTCATCAACAAACTTAACAATAATAGGATCAGCAATAGAATCTAAAACTTCGGGGGAAATTCCTTCCTCAATAGCAAACTGCCGGATTGCTCCAGCTGTTTCTTCATTGAAATCGGGAATAAGCGTTGGGATTGTTTCATTGAAATAATCTAACTGCTGTTTCCATTCAGTCTCGTTTGCTTGCTGCTCCTGTTGAGTAATCTGAGTAACAAGTGATTCACGTTGTTTACGAGCGTTCCAGTAATTCTTTTGCGCTTGCTCACGTTGGTCCTTGAGTTCATTTACTTCGTAGGTATCACCGTCTTTACGAGCTTGCTCAATTTTAGATTCAAGCTCATGGTATTCGGCTGATAACGTTTGTTCATTAGAATATAATACCGCAGCAGATGCTTTAGACATTACGCCTAACTCTTCCACCTTTGTTTGGTATTCTTCTTCCAACTCTTTTCTTGCGTCACCAAGTTCACGACCCTTTTTAGAAAGATGCTGTTCAGTAGAGTAACCTTTAATCAGGTCACCAAAAGAAACTTCGGCAAATTCGCCATCAACTTTGATAACAACCTTAGCTTCTAGGTCTAAGTCTTCAGTAGCATAAACATCAGATTCATCGGTAGCGGACTCTTCGTCGGCATCTTCTTCTTCAGTTTCAGCTTCTTCTTCTTCGACCTCTTCTTCAACTTCTTCGCTATCGGCTTCATCAGATTGTTCTGGGTCTTCTTCATCTGATTCTTCCGGGTCTAACTCAGGGACTTGCTCATCGGGTAGAGATCCTACGAACTCGGAGTTTCGTACAATGTCAGCCAGCAAGGCGTCTTCAGTTTGACCGTTATTAACCTCTGCGGTAGAGTCATCCATTTGGGTAGAGTCCATTTGTGCTTCGGTATCCTGTTCCATTAGTTAGCCTCCTTCTTTGGGGCTGCTTTCTGGGAATTCAATAATTTTTCATAACGCTCGACAAGTGCATGCATATCAATTAATGTCTCTGCATTAATCTTTGCTTTTCCTGCACTGCGCATTGAATCGTACTCAAGCGTATTGATCATGTCTTTATAATTTTTAAGTAGAGCTTCGATATCAATCGGTCTCATTTGTATCCTCCATAAGGTGTGGGATGTTCTTCCCATACATCTCGAAGTTTATCATTCTTTCCTTAACACTACCAAGTGCCATGGCTGAAGAGTAGAGGAACTCTCGAGATTTAGTTTCATGCGGCTCCGTCTTGAGCCACTCTAAAAAGAAGTCAACTAAGACTTCACCATATACTTCATCAAAGAACTCATCCCGTTCTTTGGCAGCGAAGTGCCCCTTTACGTGAGCACGACGCGCCAATTCTTCAGGATGAATTTTATGATTACCGTATGATTTATTATTACTCAGCTTCGTCTCAGCTGACTTACGGTACTTATCCATTTATCCTCTCTTATTCCGGTGACTGTGGTGGTTGTAGTAAGCCACGTGCCATCATTAAGATTTCTTTATAATCAGGATGTGGAGGAAGGTCTGCACCTTCTTTAAGAGCCCTAATGCTAAGGTCTGCCCACTCCTGGAAGTGCTTATCAATTGCCACTGCAAGTTGCTTAGAGTTATCATCGAATGTATTCTTTGATTGAGCATTCGTATACATAACATTAGCTTCTGACAAGGCAATTTCTGCTTCAGCTTTTCTTTGCTCAGCCTGCTTCGCAGCTTCAGCCATTTGAGACTGTTGCTGAATTGCTTGCTGTGCTTTCTGCTGAAACTCATCGGTAGTATAGTCTTCAAGGAAGTCATTACTATCGAGATCCATTGCTTCAATTAGTTTAGTTGCTAAGACTGCAGGAGCAGCGGGCTTAACAACCATACCGGCACCTTGCTGATTAAGAGCAGGTAAAATCTCTGCACCAACCTTAGATAGTTTAGCAATCTTTGTAGCATTTGAGTTTTCACCGATATCAAGCAATACTTCAACTTCCATTTTAGAAGGAAGTGTCTCGAGGTTAATAGTTTTAAACACCCCTTGCATGTTATAAGTGAAGTCACCTTTCAGCGATTCTTTTAAAGTATGATACACACCACTAACTAACCGCTTGAAACCTGTCTCAGCAAATCGACGTGCAATATGTTGGATACGTTTCTGCGCAGCTGATTGTACAGCTGAAAGCTTTTGCTCAGAGTTACCTGATACATATAGTGTATCATTCAAACCTTGCGCAGCCTTTGACATACCAGTAGCCTGCTCTTTAATAAGCTGTAAATGTTCTAGTAGCGGGACAGTACCTGTAGAGATTGCCTCTGGCGGTAGCTGTTGAACTGCACCCATAGGACTTCCATTAGTTGGAATAATCTGCTTAGGTTTCATATTCTGCAGTGCGCTAAAGTCAACTACGTTTGGATCAGCTAGCTTCGGTGAGTAGTTAGTAAGATATGTATTCTCAACAAAACCCCGTAGGATTGCAGTAGATGCAAGTGTTGAGCTACGTGTGAAGTCGGCCATTGATAGACCGAAATATTCGTGAGGAATACCAAACGGAACAATATCAGCAAGTGGAACCATATCACAATCTTCTTCATGCAGAATAAAGTTACCTGCTACTATAAGATGCTTAAGCTCAGCAATACCATCACCATCACGATCTACGTGTAGCCAGCATTCAGTTACAACAACTTCACGACTAGCTTCAAGAGGTGTCTCGCTTACTGAATTTGACCCTTGATAGTACTCTTGACCGGTAATTTGTTTTCTTGCTGCAACATCCTGAGCGTAGTCCAGTGCACCATTCCAGGTTGTACCATCTGCTAACTCATCCCAATCTAAAATAGCATCAGCCATATCTGGATAGTACTTACGGATTTCAGACCGGGTCATACTATTCTGGATACCAACAAAAGAAGCATCTTCAATTGATGTTGCATCCCTAGAAATACGGAAGTTTTCCGGCGGTACAAGCTCAAGCTTAACGCGAGACTTGTTAATTTCCCGGCGAACACGCACATTAACATATATAAGTTCTACTTCTGGTGCCATACCATCGGAAGTTGGCTTAGCACGGTTCTCAAATTCCAGGTCCCCTACGATTTCTAAACTATCATCTGATAAGATTTCATCTAGTTTAGTCTGGCTAATTTCTTCATATTCTTCAAATACGTAGTCATAGTCTTCAATATAAGCCCAACGAATAACAGAGTTCTTCCATAGTAGTGCAGATTTCATCCACTGCTCTATAAGTTCCCAACCATTATTCTGTTTAAAAATTGCGTAGTTTACTAACATCGCTGCATCTTTAGCGCCCTGGAATGCACCTGGGCTATCGTTCCATGGTAGGAATCGACCAATGCGCTGGTTGCTTAGGAACAGATCACACAATACTGCGGTATATGCTTCAATAACTTCTGTAGTTGAAGTGTCAACGATTGCTGAAACACCCTGAGGTGCGAGGTGGGCAACTGGTAATCCAGCATACTCATATGTTGCTTTAAGCCGTTCTCTTGCAAGGTCTGATGAATTAAGCCAATCACCTGTTGAGTTGTTTACACCACTCTCAATTAGATTAACTAACTGCTCATCAGTTACACTTTCTTTATACCCTTGAGGTGTAGACATTAATACTTACCTCCGGTATTTGAATAGATTGGTTTAGACTTCTCTAGTTCCTTTACAGAATACTTACCTGCTTTAGGGAGAGGCGCCTGCGGCTTCTTAGCTGGTTTCAGCTTTTGTGGTTCTTGAACAAATCGTGACATGTACCGCTCCTGGGTTTATGTTCTATGTGTACGTACTTTAGCAGCAATCTTTTTAGGTTGCTTTGAATGCTGTTTACCAGCTTTCGTATCTTTCCGTTTCTTCTTAGTTGTTGCAGCATACTCAGCAGCTGATAATGCTTTAACAGCAGAAGCCGGCATATATCTTTCACCAGTGGCTAATGGTCCTTGAGTAGAGGGTTTACCACTTCGGGTCCGCCATTTCTCCGAGGTCCATTTGCTTAGGCTCTTTTGCGTAGGCTTCTTTGCCATTAGTCTCTGTAGCCTCCACCCTTTGCTTTATATTGCTTAGCAAGCATTTGAGCTTTACGAGCCGACCATTGGCCCGGTCTACCGCCTTTATTACTTGCTTTAATGCGGTTAAACAAGTTCTTTCGCATGGTCGGTTTTGTATAATTTCCTGCTGCATTAACTGCCATCTATTCATACCCCTGTCCTTTTAATCTACGGATCTCAGCCTCTAGTTCTTCAATACGGCGAGCCCTCATCAGCGCTTTACTACGCCATTGATTACGAGATTTGATTAGCTCTTCAGCATATTTCTCATCTACCATTTTACTTTATGCGACCAATACTTTGCAGATAGCGGACCTGCTGGTGCACCTTGCGCATTATGACGAGCATAGTAGGATTTCTTACGGGCTTTATCTTTAGCAGACTGAGGGTTTTTACCTGCGCCTGTTACACCTTGCTGACCAAACCGAATTAGCTTTTCTTTACCGCCTGACCTTGCAAGGACGGCGTGTGATTTGGTCTTATGACCTGGTGTGCGCTTTGGTTTATTATATCCGGAGAATCTTTCTCCTGCTTTTTCAACTGACATAAATTTTCTCCATCTCCCCAATGTACTACCGGGTTTTTATAATATTTACTTTTTTGTTTACATTTTATTTTCATGGCCCATCCAGATACCGAATACCCCTGTCATGACACCCATAACAACAGATACAAAAGCAGACTGTGCACCAGTCGGCGCATCAAGTGCCATGAACCATTCAGCACATCGCCAGGACATAAGGGTAGATATAAGCATCATAAACCGCGGAAGTATCTTCCATTTAAGAAATGTTTCTACTGACATTCTATTCTCTCTAAGCGAGCGAGGGACAGCACTACCTGTTTCCCTCGATCTGACACCTGCCCGACAGCGGCCATATATAACATCCTAAGGTAGCGAATCTTTGCACGAATGACATAACTTCGGTGGTGATCTAAATAAAGTGGCGGATTTATCCCCTACCTCCGCCGGGGTAGTGAGGACACGGGAACTCTAAAGCCACTGTGTATTCTCTTGAGTATCACCAGAAAACTTCTGGGACCAAGGAACTTTATTCACAGTTAGCTTATCATAGTGTGTACGCAATGTTTCAAGAGCAATAGCTGTCGCCATAACAGTATCATCATGACACCCGGCTGCAGCTTCGGTCTTACCTGAATTAGTACTAATATAATCTTTCAGTTCTTGAATCATTACTTTAGAGGCAATCCATATATCATCATTCTCAATAGCATTCTTTAAGTTACCAATGATATGTGGTTTAGTTACCTGAGTTGTCCTAAATCCAGGTACTTGCCCTTCTTCCTTCGATATGGAAGAAATCTTAGTTTGTTTATATAAATTAATGTAATTCATCTGGGTCAATCGAGATAACGTGGCGACGCCCATAGAATTACTTTCAACAGTCAATAGTGCATTATTATAGTATCTACCTAGATAAAACAGAAGATCACCAAACTTACTAGGATCCAAGTGGTTGTCTCTAAACAAACCAACTACTTTTCTATTTATATCTAAGACTACTGCTGTTGAATAATCTTGACCCACCCCAAGTGCAACATCTGCAGCAACAATATAATTACTATCCCAATCAGGGTAGTCCCATATATGTAGCTTACCTTCACTAGAAGGTTCCCATGTTGACGAAGCATAGTCAAAGTTCATCTTCTTATCAGGTTCGATAGGGATCAGCTTAGCTGTTTTCTCTGGATCAAACACAGAAGAGCCTGCTGTAATAAACGCTTCATCGGGAGACGCTGGGTATTCCTGGCGGAATTTTAATTCCCCACCTTCAGCAATCTTCAACCGACGCCAGTAGAGTTGACCATCATTTAGATCGTACTGTTCTACTAGTAGATCCTCTTCCAAGGATCGTTCAAAACCTTCCGGTGGTTCTCTCCAGTATTCGGGAGTCCGAAACCACGGAAGAAATAACGGAAGGTAATCATTCTCACCTTCTACAGCACCCTTCCACAATCTATAGAATTCACCCTTAGCACCATTAGCTGTTGACTCAATAATAACCTCTGTGCCTGGAGCCTCAGAGATACCCTGAAACAAACCCGCCAATATCTTCTCATCATGCGTCCAGAAAGCGACCTCTGAGAGATGTGCAATAGTTGGTGTAGTTCCACGTCCTGCTTCCGGAGATCCGGCTGTATATAGTCTATAAGAGCCAACAGGCCTTTCACCCGAAGCATCTTTAGGAAAATGAGGTGCTGATATAACAATTTCTTTAGCATTTGATTTAACCTCATTAGGTCTATACTCAGGATTCATATTCTTAATGATATTCCTGCTCATAGTAAACAGGGCATCTGAAGTCGCACTATCATGCGCCATAACAACAGAACGTGCATGTGGTGTGAAGTAAGTTTTCCAAAATACTCTACCAGCACAGTAAGTTGATATACCCTGTTGCCGAGCCTTAAGGATAATAGCGCGAACCTTCCCGGTTTCAGCAAGCTGTTTATCCAGCGCTTTGTTAATATCTTCCTGACATGTATTAAAGGTGAAATCAACAAAACCAGCCCTAGCATCTTTTGTAATAATCTTAATATTGTCTTTAGCAAAGCTGTTGAAGTCATTTTCATAGTCAGCTAGCTTAGTACGCTTTTGTTTCTCTTTGAGTAACTTAAGCAACTCCTTCTTATCTGTCATTGTAGTAGTCCTCACTAACTTTACTTTAAGGGGACATTTAAATTATTTATTATGAGCGTAGCGAGCTTTAAATGTCTCCTTAAAGAGGGGGAGGATATCTATACTATATATATTATAAAGTATACTATAAGATACTACATATAGTTTATAGCACCCTAAGCTAGAAGATAGGGATGTTAATAGAGGTTAAGAGTTGGTAAGAGTGGTCTAAGGATAGGTTAATTTAAACCTAATATATATATATACCCCCTATATAATTCCTAACCCCCTACTAATATCTCACAGTATCTCACACTTACCTACCCCACTTTACACTATCTCACAGTATCTCACACTTACACTTACATTTACTTGGAGTACCTCACCCTATATCTACTTAGAGTGACCTTAGGGCTATCTCACAGTACTCTCTAAAACATCTCACAGCATACTCACAGCACACTCACACTATCTCTCTCACATACTCTCTAAGTATCTCACACTGCACTCTGAAGAAGCTAACGCTTCTTTTCCTATAGTATCTATCTTATCTCTCAACAGAAAGCGAATCTCATGTTCACATTCTCTCTTCTCTTCATTCCTGTAGCCACCTTCATTATTTGGTGGTGTATCTCAACTGCAAAGGTAACACTAAATGACTAGCTATACTTACCATGTGTATCCTGATGGCACTGTTAAAATCATCTGGTGGAAATAACAACTCTGAGAGGAAGCTAACGCTTCCTTTCCAATAGTATCAAAGCGACAGCTTAACGACCTGTGCTACTAGAGTTTACTCTGAGTCAAACAGTTATCTATAAATCATCTTCAAACTTTTCTAAAAGGAATAATAATATGCAAAACTTTCAGCCACGTAATTACCGCATCGACAATGTTGAACTCAACTATGCAAAGCTTGATGCACCTGTTTCACCATTCGGCACTCCGCAATATGAGCTACAAATCGCCACTACAGATAAAACTGTAGCCGATGAATGGAAAGCTAATCATCTTCCTGTTAAACTCGACATTGACCGCGAAACCAAAAAGCCTAAAGTTCCAGAGAAATATATTGTCTCTCTGAAGCGTAAAGCCTTAAAAGCTGATGGTTCCGATAACGGTGCACCTGACGTTGTTGAAGCCGATGCTACACCAATGTCTGCATCACGCATCAAGAAACTCGGCAACGGTTCAATCGGCAACGTATTCGTCTACCAGATGTACTACGAAGTCGCTGGCCGTAGCGGTATTAGCAGCTCACTGACCTCAATTCAAGTTGCTAAATACGACGAATACAAAGGTTCCGCAACATTCGAACCTATCGCAAATCTCGATTCAGATTCAGCACCTGCTGCATTTGCACCGATCTCGAATGAACCTGCAGCTTCAACTGCTAACCCATTCTAAACACTCACAGTCCGCTGTCTCTCTCCCTGGCAGCGGACTGGTTTACTGCGAACCTACATCCGACACCTTGATCGAAGGCTAACGCCTTCTTTCCCAAGCAACATACGTTTATTTGTATGCTCTGCTTTATTTATACTTCCTGAGTACGAAGATAAACTGCTCACCTCATTCTAATTTGCGCGCACCGAGCTAGCTACGCAAATGTTGTCAGAGTCAGACTCGAACCCGATAGCTCGCGAGACATCAACGTCTCGATACATGCAAGTCTACTTCCTAAGCACGAAGTCAAACTGCTTACCTTATTCAACTTCGAAGCCGGCATTGCGAGTGTCGGTGTACAGCTCAAACTGTGCAGCAGCGCCGGTGTAAATGCGCTTCGCCCGTTCCTATAGCAGCTCTAGTGTTGTAGCACATTCTCTCCTTGTGTGCTCCACTAGAGCGCTTGCTTTTTCCTAAACCCACAACCGAAAGGTACTAACATGTACGCTGAATCTGACGATGTTGTTGCTGTTGCACACATCACCAAAGAGTTTACATTAATTGATCCACTTTCTGAAGATGAAGCCTACATGCTAACCACAACAGCAGAGGCTTCACACATCTCAATTATGATTAATGCCACTGGTCGTATCATCTCACTCGGCTGTGATGAACTCGAAACAGCTACTGCATTACTATCTGAACTCGGCTTAATCGAATCAATTGGTAAAATACGTGAAATCACTGAGTGGGATATCGTAGGCTTATCGCAACCATACGAACTCGAAATCGACTTTACACCAGAAAAGGGTAACGACAATGGCCCAAGTATTGCTTAATGAACTTCGTCATGCTATTGATAATTATAAATTCACTATCACATCTAAAAATGATCCTCAGCTTCTACGTCTTAAACAACTCGTAAGCTCTCATAATAAACGAGTTCGCTCTATGGCTAGACGCTTTAATAGCTACAACTCTGACCAACTACTTCGTGTTAGTCTCATGGCTCGTGGTAAACGTCGTGATAAATACGGTAGACGTCTACATTCAAACTGCGATTCTAATCTACAACATAAATATGCTTCGCGGTTCGATGTCTACATTCACAAAGATTCCACAGGCAATCGCGAACTAACCGAAGAAATCACGACTGGCTTATCAACCGGTCAACAGCGTAAAATACGCGCAACTAAATTCGCTCGTCTTAAACAAGAATGGCAAGACGATGACAAACTACGTCGCAACGGTATATACTTCCATCGCATTAATAATGAAAAAGTATATATGCCTTACGATAAATACGTAGCACATGCTCGTGCTATGCACCCGAATATGCCTGAAGCCACTTTCAATCGTATCTTCTGTAATTAACATATCAACCAATCCGGAATAGTAACGGCCGGATTATGAAAGGTTTATCGTTCTATGCTAGTTGAAATCATGACATTCCTCGGCTTCTTCCTTCCCGCTTTATTTGTTGTCCGAGCTGTCAATTATTATTTGAGGTAAATATGTCTAAACTCGATGAACTTATGACTGCACATGTTAAATCTAACCTTTCCTATATTCGTCTAGCAATACAACCAGCTAGCCGTTTTATCACTGATAATAAAGAAGAAGAAGAAATTGCTAGCTTCCTGTGGCAATGGATGAAGACTGCTCATGCCGATATCGATCGCGAACAGCGTCAAGAAGCTATTCAAAATCGGAGCAACTTAAACAACGGCCATACGAAAGCGAGCCACTAATGCTTATCCCTGATATTATCGCAACTCGATTCTACGAGTTCTTCGAAAAAGAATTATATGACTTTACATTCACATTCAAAACCGAAGCAAACATCGGTAATGACCAAACAATCATGTCGCTATGCGAAGCCGCCGTTTGTGCAGCTTACAATATCACTCACGAAGAATATGTCGACGAAGCGACTGACATTGAATACGACGAAATCTTTGGCCAAGCTGCAATCATGACCGAACAAGTTGTTAACATCATGCTTACAAAATTTGCGGAGCAACACAATGGCCATTGAAGAAACTCAATCAGCCGGTCTATCTCGTTTACATCTTATGGAAGCTATGTTCCATCTCGATCATGCAATCGAGCATCTCATTAATCTATGTAATGACGAAGTATGTGACGATATTCGTACTGACATACGACGCACTCAAAACCAACTCGAGATAATCCATACACATTTATGCGAAGAAACCGACGAACTATTCAACTTCGACGACTGGCATGGCCTCGAAGCATTCTCCGAACGCGCTCGTGAAGTCATAGGCGACTGGGGTGCATATCAATTCAGCGAATGGAAACAATCAGGAAAGGTTCCAACCAATGGGTAAACTTAAAGATCTATCATTACGTGTCCAAGAAATCATTGACACCGAAGTTCAAAATAGCTGGGATACAGCTCTCGGCACAATCGAAGATGCTAAGATTGATACAGCTGATAACATCGTTGAACAACTCGAAAGCCTCGCTAACGAATACGGCCTAGACTTCGAAGATCTCGAAGAACTATTCAAAGAAGAACCTATTCGCGATATGATCGATGAATCTATCCACTATGTCTGGGACGTGTAATGTATCAGTATGAAATCTACGTACCATCCGAATTCAAATTCGAGGTCCAATATGTCATCGATACATTCGCAATCTTCTATGGTGGCGCTACAAGCTACGAAGCCGAAGGCGTCTGGCGCGATGACGACGGCTTACCACACCGAGAAACTATCACAATTGTACGAAGCATTTCCGTCACGGAGCAAGACCTCCCAGCTCGGAACATGGCTAAATACATCGAAAACGCATGTAACCAAAAAGCAGTCCTCTGGACTAAAACTACTATTCAAGCAACTTTTGAAACCTTTGAGGAATAAGTAATGTCAACACTCATTGTAAATCCAATCGGTTCACAGAATCTTATGTTCCGCCGTACTACTAATCGCTACGGCAAACGCATTGGTACACTCAGCTCTAACCGAGGCTATCTTAAAGTATCTCGGAGTATTGCTCCGAAAACCCGTGGTCAATTCGCACCAAGGCCAGCCTAATGAATACAAAAAATCTAACAATTACCTTAGCTAACTTCGTCATATACTTCTATGCATTTGTAGGCCTCTATCACACATTCCTAGCTATTTTAGAATGAAATTAAAAAGCCACTAGAAATACTTTATGTATCTCTAGTGGCTTTATCTAATTTTTACGAACCCACATCCGAGAGTTCTCTGATTTTGCGGTCAAGTTCCTCTTCGGTCATTGACGACGCATCAAGTTGTCTCGTAGTTTGGTCAACTCTCTGCAGCTTTGGCTGCTCATATTCTGCTAACGCAATCGCTAAACGCTCAATAGTTTCCTGATCCTCAGCTTGCATTGCTTTAATAAGCTGCACCTTTAAGATCTCTACTGCTGTTGGCATCTCAGTAATAATATCATCTCGGATTTTCTTAAATTCCGACGCTGATAATTTCATAGCTTCTCGTAATGCTTTATTCCGTCTTCGCGTTTCCGCACCCTTTGCTTGCATCTCGCGAGCTTTCTCAGAGTCCATATAGGGCTTGAGATGTTTCAGGGAGTTCGGGTGTTTCCCGCAATTCTCGTATCCCATTGTTAACCTCCAAGTTAAGTGGTCTTTAAGGAGACATTTAATTTTACTAACCCACATCCCGAGTATGCTGAAGGAAAATAAAATATGACAGACTATCTAAGGATCATAAAAGAAATTGAAAATAAAGAAAAGTCGGCTATCGCCGCCTTTCCAAAGAAGAAAAGAAAGGAGCCAAAGATGGCTAAAGTAACTGCAGTACAAATTCTGCATGAAGCAGCTGAACTTAAAGAACAAAAGTCTAAAGATTACCAAGGCGGTACCTGGACAGAAGAAGATTACTTCCCATTCGGAGAAAAATCCTATGTCCACATGATTCATACCAAGTATCTACGTATGCGTAATATTGTTGAAGGTGATCAGGAAACAAACTTCGAAGCACTTGAAGATACCTTGGTAGATATGGCAGTATATTGTGCGATGTTTGCAGCTTACCTAGAAAATAAAAAGAATGATATACCTTTGTAAGCACTGCCATAACAAGCAGCACATACTAGAAAAGTTTAAAGATCTACGAATGCACTGTCGTGTTTGTAGTAATGAAATAAAAAGTGAGGATAGAATGAAATTTAAAGTTGGAGATAAGGTCGAGAAAGTTGGCGGTGACTATACATTTGTAGGTCATGTAGTAGCTACCTTCCCTAAACTCAGCGGTGTAATTCGATTAGTAGTTGAAGATGACCGCGGTGTGCTGCATGTATACGGTGAGAAGATCCTACGACTTGTTGACTAATAGAAAGGAACCAAGATGGCTTGGACTCTTGAAGCGCAATACTTACGTATCGCTAAAACAATTATAAATAATGGGCTAGACCGGGAAACGCGTAATGCAGTCACTCGGTCTTTGCCATTCCAAACCCTAGACTTTAATCTAACCGATGGTTTCTTCCCATTGCTAACAACACGCCGTATGTTTTACAAAGGTGTGCTTGGCGAATACGCTGCAATGATTAGAGGACCTAAGCATATTAAAGACTTTGAAGAATGGGGCTGTAACTATTGGAACCAATGGGCTAATGAAGATGGGACAATCAATGTTGACTACGGTAATGCATGGCGTGACTTCAATGGTGTCGACCAAATGGCGCATGTCATTGATAGTTTGCGTAACAATCCAGCTGATCGCCGTATGGTTATTAGTGGGTGGCGTCCTGATAAACTCAATGATCTTAGTCTTCCCTGTTGTCACCACAATTACCAGTTTTACGCTAACGGTAACTCATTGGATTTACTATGGATCCAAAGATCCGGAGACTGGATGGTGGGTGTTCCCAGCGATGTGGTTCTTGCTTCAGTTATGCTTTTATGTTTTGCTGATGTGGCTGGCTATACTCCTGGGAATGTTAAATTCATTGTAGGAGATGCTCATATCTATCAAGAGCATATCAATGCTGCAACTAAACAGATCCGCAGATTGCCTTGGGCTCCGCCTAAATACAAACTTAAAAGTCAATCAGATGTATATTCATTTAAGCCAGATGGCTTAGAGCTTACTGAATATAAATACGAAGACGCAATCAAATATAATGTAAAGGATTAATGATGTATAACACACGACAAGATGTTCCGTGGCATTACCATATTCAAGACATGCACGCAAAGTTCGGTGTTAATGAATGGATTGATAAACAACTTATCAAAGATGATACCGAAGCAATGAAGAAGTTCTTAGAGTTTCGTATTAACTTTCTGAAAGAAGAATTAAATGAAACAGAAAAAGCATTTAAAGAAGGTGATCCTCAAGAAATTGTTGATGGCCTTATCGACCTATGTGTTATCGCCATTGGTACACTGGATGCATTCGGCTGTGACGCCGATGGTGCTTGGGCTGAAGTCATGGACGCCAACATGGCGAAAGAGCCTGGTGTTAAGCCTTCGCGTCCCAACCCTCTGGGTCTTCCTGACCTTATTAAACCTGAGGGATGGGTTGGACCAGACCATACGCACACTACAGGTTTCCTCACAAGAATCTTTCCAAGAAAGGAAGACTAATGAAAATTAAAGTCACTCAAGAGTTCATTGACCAGTGTTATGAGCGTGCTGAAATCTATAACCCAGGTACACGTAGCAAGGAACAACTTCTTCGTGATATCGAATGTGAAATCTTTGAGTACCATATGATTAAAACAGATCAATGGGATTCACATGATTCATGGAAAGTCGATGGTGTATCTGACGTCTACGGTAATGTAGATGTTAAGTTCGTACATAAGTATTACAACATCGCCCATAAGAAGATGGCGTATCTTGCATGGCAAGCAACAGACCTTGAGACATTCTTATTTGTTGAATGGGTATCTCGTCCAGACCGACTGCTTAAAGTCGGTGACGAGGTTGAAGTAAGAGTAGTAGGTTCTCTATCATATATGGATTTCCTAAAGAATGTCCGGCCATCACATTATAACAGCGGTTATTATGTTGATGTTAGAAAAGTTGCACAGCCGTATGAGGAATAAGCTTGATCACTTAACGGATAAACCGTTTAAAACTTTTAAATGCACAAAGTGTAAAGAGAAATATTATCGTATGGAAATTGACAGTGATATGACTGTCTGCCCGCCATGCGATAATGGAAAGGAATCTAATGAGGGTAACATTTGACATTGAAACTGACGGATTAAATGCTACAAAGATCTGGTGTTTAATCTTAGAAGACATTGATACTGGTCGGATCATGAGATATACTGATCACTCTGATAAGTATAATGGTGACATCAAGACTGGCTTATCTATGCTACAAAACGCCGAGCTACTTGTTGCACATAACGGTATCGGCTTTGATGCTTTACAAATCCTAAAGATTTATGGGATTGATTTGTATCATAAGAAGTTCTTCGATACATGGATTGCATCGCAGGTTCTCAACTATCGCAGACCGCATAAGCATGGTCTTGCAGGTTGGGGCGAGCATCTCGGCTATCCCAAGTTTGAGTTCAGTGATTTCGATAACTTCTCAGAAGAGATGATGGAATACTGTAAGCGTGACGTACAGCTAAACACTGTTGTATTTAAGAAGCTCATGGAAGAACTTACAGCACTAGCTGAGAAGCAACCATTAATTCGTGCTGGTATTAGTGCTGAGATGGAAGCTGCTAAGTTCGATGCTTACTGTCGCCATTATGGTTGGCAGTTTGATACAGAGAAAGGTAAGAGTACCTTACATGATATCATTTCTCGGATGAAATATATCGAAGGTAAGGTTGAACCACATCTACCACCTATTACTAAGTACATCGATAAGATTCCTAAGACTCCGAAGTTCACAAAGAAAGGTGACTACACTGCAACTACAGCACGGATGCTTAGTGAATACTTTAAGAAACCAGTGGCTATTACTGACACACACATGCTAGCTGCAGGTCGTGAGTTCCAACGTAAAGAAGTTGTCAAAGCAACTCTCGGTAATATGGATCAAGTCAAAGAGTATCTATACTCTATTGGCTGGGAACCAGATGACTGGAAAATGGAGCGAGGTGTACATGGCTGGGAAAAGAAATCACCTAAGCTAACCTCCACCTCGCTTGCTAAGTGCGGTGAACACGGCGTACTCATCGATGAGTGGACTACACTGCGCTCACGTAAGGGTGTGCTTGAAGGTTGGTTCCGTGAGCTAAGAGATGGTAGATTACATGGTCGGTTATGGGTTGTCGGTACACCTACATTCCGTTGTCGTCATGAAGTTATTGCTAATCTCCCAGCAGTCAATGCGCCATGGGGTAAAGACCTTCGTGAATGTTTGATCGCTGAACCTGGTCGTAAGATTGTAGGTGCTGATTCTAGTGGTAATCAATTCAGATCTCTTGCACATTATGTTAATGATCAGAACCTAACGGATCAAATCCTATCTGGAGATATCCATCAGTATAATGCAGACATCATTGGGACTGATCGACGTACAGCTAAGACCTGGATCTACGCATTCTTGTTTGGAGCTGGCCCTACAAAGCTAGGCCAAGTACTAACAGGTAAGAAGATTGTTAAAGCTGGTAACGAATCTATTGAGAAGTATGGAGATGCTATTCCAGGATTGAAAGGATTGAAAGAAAAGATTGAAACAATCTGGAAACAAACATCTACATACGGACCTGAGGGTTATATCCCAGGCTTAGATGGGCGACGTGTATACACACCCCAGCCTTATCAAACCCTAAACTACTTGCTGCAATCATGCGAAGCTATCACAACTAAGTCTGCAGTAGCATATCAAATCGCTAAGATCCGTGAAGAAGGATTAGATGCACAACCTCGTTTGTATTATCATGATGAAGTTGCTTGGTCTGTTGCTGAGAAAGATGCTGAGCGTGTACTAGAAATCCTAACTGCTTCATTTGCAGAAGGACCTAAGCAAGTTAATGTAAACATCATGGCAGGCGAAGGTTCAATCGGTAACAATTATGCAGACGTTCACTAAGTATCATTTGTATTCTCCGATCTCTAAGCAAGTGCTTAAGCAAGAGTATAATACTTTTGCTGAGGCTTGCGAGGTTGCCCGTAATCAACCAGGTATTTGGGAAGTACATGTAACTGAAGTATCAAGAAAGAAATCCAATGTTGAAAAATGATTTAATCAATGGCTACAACTATACACTGCATCCTAAACCAGATAACTATAGCTTATCTGAATGGAAGCATATGGTTGCTTGCTATCATACAAGTAAAGGTCATGTTGTAAAAGATATTAAAAACTATTACGACGAACACACCGATAAAAATCCAATGTATCCGACAATCCTCGGAACAGAAGTAGGAATGGAGGTCCAATGGAGTCCAGCAAAAATATAAACATGCTAGTCGATGCTGATTCTATTTTCTTTAAGGTAGCATATGGTGCTAAGAGTGAATCCGATCTACGCAAAAACTACGATAGCTTCTGTCGAAAGATGGAACTAACAGTTAAGAATAAGCTAGCGAACCTCTTTGACGAAGATGAAACCTTCAATACATACTATGCTGTTAAAGGCAATGGTAACTTCCGTAAGGATTTGTATAAAGAATATAAGAGTCATCGTCCAAACCTAGATCAAGACATAAAAGATAAGCTAAACTTTTTACACCGATACTCTATTGACAATGGTGCAATAGCTGCTGATGGTATGGAAGCCGATGATCTTGTTGCAATCTGGGCGTATGAAGCTAGAGAGAATGAAGATCAGTACGTTATCTGTGGTATTGATAAAGACTTACTACAGATACCAGGTAACCACTATAACTACGGTAAAGACACATGGCAATTCATCGATGATGATGAAGGACACTTACGTCTTATGCTTCAGTGTTTAACTGGTGACAGCGCAGACAATATCCCAGGGCTTAAAGGTATTGGACCTAAGAAAGCGGAGAAGATTCTCCAAGGTATACCTGAAAAACGCAGATGGAATAGAGTTAAAGCTGCTTGGCGTGGTCATGGTGGTTCGCTTAAACAACTAGACATTAGCTATCAACTACTTAAGATGCTAACATCATGGAAGGAATATGACGATATTAGAACACACCTTTACGGTGAAGCCTCTGTCAGCGAACAACATGACGTATCGCAACAAGTCGATCAAGCAGAGGATGTACATCGACTATCAGAATGAACTACGTGATGAAATCCGAGGGGTCGAGTGGCCCTTCGGTGATGATCAAGTTGAGTTCTATATTGTAGCAGGCTTCTCAAATCGAGCAGCTGATATTGATAATGTAATTAAACCACTCCTTGATACGTACCAAGGTATCTTCGAGGAGTTCAATGATAACAAGGTGTATCATGCAGAACTACATAAAACAATCGTCCCTAAAGGAAGAGAGTTCCTCTACGTTAGAGTGGGACGAATATCAGAATCAAAAATACAGGAAGGAACGGCGGTTGCAGAAGCGGCAAGCGAGTTCTATAAAACGGAAACAGACCCGACAAGCTAAGGAAGAAAGGCTCTGGAGATGACTAGATATACACAAACAGAATGTCCTAACTGCGATTCATCAGATGCGTTTACAATCTATGAGGATGGCGGATACTGTTTTTCATGTAACTATTCAGATAAGAAAGTATCAAAAGAAATGAATGATTTCAATAGCATACCTACTGCAACCTCAACTAATAAGCTAGCTGAGATTATGGATCTTAACAGCTTTGCCATTACCTCTCGAGGTATTAGTAAGGCAGTTGTCGATCATTTCGGAATTAAAATGGCAGTCAATCCTGATGGTTCAGGTGGCTCACACTTCTATCCATATACTAAGGATGGAAAAGTAATTGCCTATAAAGAACGGCAGTTACCTAAAACCTTTTATATTCAAGGTGACTTTAAAGATACCGAACTATTCGGTCAGACCCAAGCTATGGGTGGGAAGTCTCTTGTAATTACTGAAGGTGAACTAGATGCTTGCGCAGTTGCTCAGGCATTCTACGATAAGTATGGTAAGATCTACCCAGTAGTATCAATACCTTCTGCATCTGGAACTAAAGTATTACTTGAGCAACTGTCTTTCATTAGACGGTTCGAAACAGTTGTACTATTCTTCGATCAAGATGAAGCAGGTCAAGCAGCCGTTGAGAAAGCAGCAAAGATTATTGGAGCTGGTCGTGCAAAGGTTGCTAAGCTACTAGAGAAAGATCCTTCCGATGAACTCCTAAAGCATGGGTCAGCTAAACTACTGCAAGCTTACTGGGACGCACAAACGTGGTCCCCTGCCGGTATTGTAGTTGGTGAGCCTATCTGGGATCAGTTTAAGGCACGTCAAGAAGTGGAAAGCATTCCATATCCTGATTGTCTTAATGGTTTAAACGAAAAACTACAAGGAATAAGACATGGTGAAATTACTTTGTTTACCTCTGGTACTGGCAGCGGTAAGTCTACTGTCATTAAAGAGATTGCTCTTGATCTATTGGCTAAAACTAACGATAAGATTGGACTCATATCTCTCGAAGAAAGTGTTGGAGACACTGCTGAAAAGTTTATCAGCATGTCGCTCCAGCGATCTAGCATGGACCTCAAGGCTATCCCAGATGCAGAACTGCGACGAGGCTTTGAGCAAGTGTTTAAAGATGAACGCCTTGTTCTTCTTGATCATCAGGGATCTTGCTCTGACACTTCTCTACTGGATAAGATCGAATATATGGCACTCATGGGGTGCAAGTATCTTATCCTTGATCACATTACCATTGCAGTATCTGAAGGCTCTGAAGGATTGGGTGGTAACGAAGCTGTAGATAAACTCATGAGTGATCTACTTAAGATTGTGAAGAAGCATAACGTCTGGCTGGGTTTGATCTCACACTTGCGTAAAGCAACAGGCGGTAACAAATCATTTGAGGAGGGTAACCTTGCGTCAATCGATGACATCAAAGGCAGTGGCTCGATCAAGCAGATCTCGTTCGACATCATTGCCTTTGCACGAAACCTCGTCTCGGACAACCTGCTCGAGCGAAACACAATTAAGTTTAGAGTCCTCAAGTCGCGCTTCACTGGACAGACTGGTTCAGCAGGCGCTGCAGTTTACTCCTCCGAAACAGGGCGACTAAGCTCAACCCTTGATGAAACATTTACGAGTATCTAATGCCAGATCAAAAGAAGCTAGACCAGCTCTTCATCGATATAGCACATCGCGTATCTTTGATGAGCCACGATGCTGATACTAAAGTCGGTGCGGTAATTGTTAAAGATGGTAACATCTTAAGTATGGGATATAACGGCATGCCTTCGGGCATGTCGAATGACTGTAAACATAGTACCGGCGTAACAAAGAAAGAGGTGATCCATGCAGAAGCAAATGCTATATGTAAACTAGCACGTAGTACTGGATCATCTGAAGGCGCAACTATATACTGTACACTTTCACCGTGTATAGAATGTGCAAAACTTATTTTACAGAGTGGTATTACACGCGTAGTATTTGCTGAGGATTATAAAGATGACTCAGGTAAACTAATGCTTATGCCATTACCACATATGACCATAGATAGGATTGAATATGCAAGCACAGCTCCAGTATCTAACGGAGAAAATAAGAAAAGCTAAAGCGCATATTGCTTGCAGTCTGTTAAAGATGACAACTGAAGCAGACCTCGAAGCCTACCTTGTGTTTACAATGGATACAATTCAGCAACACTTCACACGTAATAGTATGCGTGGTAACAAATCATATCAAGGTGAAGCTAACCTTACTCACTTGAGTACAACAGTTGGCGCATATATCTTAGATGATATTAAATATTATCATGATGATCAACCACCTTGGGAATGGTTTAAGCTACGTGTAATGATGGGTGATCTGTTTCTTGAAGCGTTCTATCAAACACACCAGATTAATATTGGCAAGAATAAAGACGATGCCTTTGTTGCTATGGAAAATCTGGACCGTAGTCTAAAGAGAAGTCGTACACATTACATTGTTGTGCCAGAGCTATGGGATCTACCTATCCCTGCCGGTTCTAAGAACCTACTACTCGGTACAACATTTGAAAGACCTGAGGATATCTCAGAACTCATGCAACCTACAGAGCGTCCGGTAATTAAAGGATGGACTGAGCAAAGGAGGAATGAGTTTATGCAATACCTCAGTCGCGACTTTGTTAAAAGCATGAATGTTCTACAGCAAACCCCTTGGAAAATTAATATACAGATCAGGGACGCTCTTTATCGTAACCGACAAAAGATTCTTGATCAGTATCAACACCTCCCAAAGAAATATAAATCTAAGGTAATTGAATTTGATTTAACAATGGCTCGCTCTACCTTAATCGAAGACCGAACCTTCTATCAATACACTGAAGCAGATTATCGTGGTCGTATATATTATACTACACCCTTCTTAAACTTTCAAAGTAATGATATTGCCAGAGGACAAATGCTATTTGCAAATGGTAAACTCATGACTGAAGAGGGTCTTAAAAGATTGAAGATACATATTGCCTGCTGCTATAATCAAACCTTTAGTAAAGATAAATTACCTGACTGGTTATCTACAAACTACCAACCTTATCTTGAGGACGAAGGTCTGGATGATATCTCTGTAGATAAGATGACACTGCAGGATCGTGAAGCATGGACAGATAATAATATTGATATGCTCATGGATCTTGCAGCTGAAGAGCGTATTGAGTTGGCTGCTGAGAAACCTATTACACTACTTGCTTGTGTACTAGAACTCTACAATGCGATACAGCATGATGGTCCTTACTATACTTACTTACCTGTACCAGTAGACGGTAGCAATAATGGATGGCAACATCTGTGTGCAATGTCTAAAGATAAAGAAGCAGGAGAGTTAGTAGGTGTAGTTCCACAGAAGATCCAGAAAGACTTCTATGTACAGTGTGCTAAGAATCTTATTACTCGAATGCCAGAGTGGTTCGAGGAGCGCCAGATGCCCATGAAACATATACGTAAAGGTATTGCTAAGCGTGGTTCCATGACTCGCGCCTATAGTGCAGGTGCATTAAAGATTGCAGAGAACATGTATATGGATTGTCACGTTGAAGGTTACCTCGAGAAGTATAATATTACTAAAGAGGATTGTCAACTGTTAGCTAAGCATCTTGTTAAAGCAATTGATGAAGTCTGCGCTGGACCTCTACAAACAATGAAGTTCTTACAAAAGATTGCAGAAGCTGAGATCGCTTCGGACTATGCTAAAGAGACACAGCAGAAGTCTATTAACTGGACAACCCCATCGGGGTTTCCTGTTGTCTATGAAGCCTTCATTGATAATGAGTTTAAAGAGAAAGCAATCATTAGCTGTAGCGAACGCAGAACTAAACCGGTTATCCGTAAAGAAGATGGTACAGAAGAAGAGACTGATACAATCCGTATCCAGCATGTCGGTAAAGAAAATACAGACAAGCCTAAGATCAGATCCTTTATGTCAGGCATCTCTCCTAACTTCGTGCACTCTATGGATGCTGCACACATGGCACAAGTAATTAAAGAATGGGGTAGCGACTTCGGTGCAATCCATGATTCATTCAGTGTACATGCATGCGATGTAGATGAACTATTAGAGATCATCAAAGATCGGTTTGTAGATATGTATAACTATCAAAACTTCTTTGATGTTATTGAGCATATGATTATTACAAACCAAAACAATTTCAACCAACCACAACCAGGCCTTGGTGCCTTGGAGATAAGAGAGGTATATAACAGTGACTACTTCTTCGCGTAAACAACCGGGGATACTTCCGGTTCGCCTAGGCATTGAGCCTGATAATAAGACAGCACTAAGAGAGCTAGGGATGGACGAGTCCCTAGCTGACTCTATGAATGATCGAGAACTAGATGAATTAATTATTGAAAAAGAATATGAACGAGTTAAAGAATATTACAGTAGCAATGGAGAGGATGGAGAACAATATGCAACCGACTGGAAGCGAGAAGCCCTCCGCAAAATCAACGATAACTGAATTCTTAGCGTCGCCATTTATGCTTTTAGCTGGACTAAACTTATGGATTGCTACCTTAATTACTGGAAACCCTGTCATCCTTATGGAAATCCAATATGAAGAAGATGATGACGAGTACGAATAGAAAATAAAAATCCCCTGAGAATACCGTAATGGTACTCTCAGGGGTTTATTTTTTTACTAACCTTAGGAACTACATGCTGTTAAAGATCCATCTGTGTAAGCTTGCCTGTTACTTTAGACAATAGTTCTTTCTTATCTTTACTGATGGTGGTAACAGCTGCTGCATTACGCTGCCGTAGATTAATTGCTTTCACAATAATATCAACCACTGCATATGCTTGCTGAGGTGAAATCTTATCAGTCTCATTTATAGTAATACCACGTGCTGCCATTTCTTTACGGATGCTCGCTTCTATATCAAGGCCTTGCCTCTTAAGCAGCTTACTGTAATCATCTAGTGACATACCCTTTGGCTTTGCGCCTGTCTGCAAAATCTTAGAGAGTGATTTGCGCAAATACGAATCGCCTTTATCATCAGTCTTAAACTGATGGAACAACCCACGGAATGCACCTGGTTCTTCTTGAGAAACCATGGTAGTATTTGTAGGGTCGTTAGCTTTCTCTCGTAGTGTAGCGGTGGTTTCATTAAACCAATCACGAGCAATGCTTTCGACATAGCTATGCTGCTCAAGACCTCTAAGCCAATTAGCATTAGCTTCTCTACGTACCTGCTGGAATGAACCAAGATCCGTAACGAACGCATCAAAGATAGGTAGTACAAATGGTTTAGCACCATGCCTCTTTGCTTCAGATGAAATACGGTTCCAAGATGTACCTGATCCGGTTCTTGAAATCATATTACCATCGTAAGACTGCACAGCCACTGGTAGAATACGACCCATGGTCCAACCACCTGGTCCTATCTCACCGCGCTCAGCAGCACCTTCAGCTTTCTCTTTGTACAACTGTACAGTGACATGCTTCTTTGGTTTATCTTCAGTCTTACGGAATTCAAATGATGCAGTAGTAGATGCTTCAGGGTCCATTTGTTTCCCGGCTGCATAACTACGGAAGCCCATAGCATTATCAAAGTACAGTAGTTCATTCGACAATACTGATAGGAAAGCATTAGCCCTCATCAATCGACCAACTGCAACAACCTTTGGGTCCATGATTTCGAAGATCGAATCAACCAAAGCTGTATGTAAGAAGTTAACGGCATCAGGTAAAGAGATACCACCAGCCTTAGCAACAGTAGCAATCTGCTGTGCCATCGGACCAGAGTAGGCTGTTGTATTAACATGCATTCTAAGTGATGTTAGTTCCTGCCCATAACCCATAGTCATTGGAGATTTTTTAAGGAAGTTTTGTGTATCCTTTACAGCCAATGCTAAGATGTCTTTAAGGTAAGGTCGTTGATTACTCGGAGCTGTCTGTACTAGCTGCTCCGCATTATCATTCATCCACTCACCCATAGCTTTACGTGAATCAAGCCAATCTGTATTTGAATAGTCTTGCTCGACAATCAAACCAGTACGCTTAGCCATAGACTGAATGCCTAATAGGCCTGCATTAGTGGCTGGTCCGTGTGTCTTACCATCCATCTCCGCAGTAATGGTTGAAGAGAATGGTGTCTTATTATCAATTGCCTGCTGATAGTTTGCAATATCAATTAGCAGATCAATATAGTGTAGACCCTCATCTCCATGCTTAGCTAGCTCAGCTTTAAGTCCATCGCTTAGCGGGTCTTGACTAAAGTCCTGAACCACTTGCTGCTTAATCTGATTAGCCTGCTCAACATCAGGTGCTTGCCGTATCGCAAGGACAGCTTGCTTTGCCTTGTCAACATCGAAGTTAGCTGTAGCCGTTTTCAGTTCATTACCGAATGCGACTAAAGTCTTCCACCTTTCATTTCCAATCTGCTCATCGAATAGTTTAAGCCGCTCTCGAGTTGATAGCTTACTACCCGCAGTACCGTCACTTGCTTCAAGTACTAGCGCCGCGATGATCTCCTTCCAAGTCGTATCTAATTCACTGCCGCTGCGTGGTTTAAAGGTAAATACATTACCGCCACCAACAACAAAGCGTACAAACTTATGAGCTGATGGATTATAAACCGTCTGCTGTACATGCGTACGACCAGTTAATGCTTGCATAGCAAAGGTTAAGTAGTTAGCCCGACCTGAATACTGCGCGATACCTCCAGCAACATTTAAGAACTTTTCACGGTTCGCTGCTAAGATCTTTATAGGATTATACAGCTCGGCTAGCTTGCGCTTTTCTTCAGCACGCTCAGGATCTTTTTCAAGATCAGCTTCCATAAAGAGCCTACGCTTTTCACCTTGCAGTGCTTCAAGTTCTTTGTTACCGATCTTAAACATATCGGCATAGACTTGGTTGTTTGGATTCTTATGGTTAATCAATGCAAGCATACCCATCAACAACCCGACACGCTCACGACGTGGGTCATTAACATATGCAACACTGTGGTAATTAGCCATAGCTTCCTGTACAACTGACCAGTCTTTTAAGTCACCGACTTTTGTAGTAACCTCACGAACCCTTGTGCGGCCCTCATATAGTGGCTGAGCTGTTGGAGATACACCTGTTAGGGGCGCAACTTCTGGAGTAGCCATCAAACCTTTAGCTGCTTCGCTTAACTGGTTTAATACTCTAGCCCCTTGCTCAGTGATCTGATAGTAGACCTGACCACCTGGCTCACCGACTTTTGAGTCATCCCGGAAAACCATATCAGGATTAGCGTCGGCATAAACTTCCTTAGCCATATCCCCGATAAAAGTAAAGGTATCCGGAGTTAGTTCATCTAACTGTGAAAGGTATTCATCAGTAGCTCGCCCCTCATTCTGTGCACGCTGACGCTGGTATGCCTGCCAAATCTCTCGGCCTAATCGCTGGTTACCCTGCGCTTTAGAAAAGACCTGACCACCCTGCGCTGCCTCCCCTTGCTCAACCATTCCAGCTGGATCTACATCAGTATCCATCTGTGCTTGAACATCTTCAGATGCTTCCATCTGATTAAAGAACCAGCCCTCAGTAGCTAGTCCTAAGATACGACCAAACTCTGGGTCTAATCCCATTAACCCTGTGTTAGGATCAAGGATACCTGCATTCATTTGGCGTGGATCGTAAAGCAAAGCCTGCACACCGACATTCACATTTGAATCTCGAAGTGCTGGGACTTGTGCTACACCTTCTTCCCTAGCGAACGCAGCCTCTGGAAATCCAGCCTGGATATTCGCCACTCGCTGTGCACCAGTCATCTTAGAACCGGCAAGTCTATCACTCACAACGGTATTCACATTATTAGCACGAGCCAAGGCTAGCTCAAGAGGTTGTTCTACCTGTGAGCTAGCTGGTTCTAATGTCGTACGTCTAAGCTTTTCTTTATAGGTTGGTACCCTTTCTCGAGCGCGTTGTTCTTCTGAGAGCGCTTGATTAGGAACCACTGCTGTAGGAATAGCTGCTGCCTCAGTAACCGGTGGGGTAGCAACAGCTTCTGGTATATCCGTAACAGCCCCAGGTTCGCCCGTGATCGGCGCTCCGGGTTCACCTAATGGTAATAACCCTTGCGTTTCTACTGGAGATTCTGGAGCTTCTGCTGGTGTACCTTGATCTTCAAAGAGGTCTGCAAATTCTCCCGTCCCTACCTGATCGGTAGGTAGTATGGGAGTCGCCCCAGGTATTACACTAGGTCCTGCAAATTTAGCCATGTGCTATCCTCCTATTCGAATACACTAGCAAGTGTTCGGTTAAGTTGGTTAAATGGTCCCAAGAGCGGGGCCGTTTTAAGTAGGTCATATACACCCCTTGATGTTTCACCTTCAATGATTTTACCTGCGCCACCGTAAACACGAGACACGTTAGATAAAGCAGCAGCTTCACCTGAGATAGTATTAAAGAACCACTCAGCAGGATTATCAGAAGAGGATTCATAGATTGGGTAAATGAAGTTAACTACCCGCTCACCAGTACCCATCAAACCTGAAGCACCTAGTGCACGCTGATACTTTTCCATATCATCAAGATAAGGAGAAGGCTCACCGTACTTTAGTAAGTCTTTCAGATACTGAGATACAAAACCCATCAACAGCATTGTTGACATAACAGCAAAGACATTATACTTTACAGCTGGCGTTCCACGTGCAGCATACTCACCCCACATACGCGGGATTTGGTTTGCAGTAAACGTAGAAATAAAACCTTGGAACTGTGTGAACAATGCAAGGTGCTGGTTCTGATAAAACAAAGGTCGGTTAGCTGTATCTGGAAGTGCAATAGCCATGTTCACAAAGTTGAACTGAGCTTCAAGCATCATCTCATCAAACTCTTTCATCTCCGCTTCAGACCATTGACGACCTTGAATACTATTTAATTCAATCAGCCTATCAATATTAATTCCGATATTACGAAGATGCTCTTCAGACTCTTGTACCTCATTAGTATACAAGCTACCAGTAGTACGCTGCTCTTGGATAATACTTAGGTGGTTCAAAATATAATCATCAGCAATCGATGCACGAATGCTACGAGTATAATCTGTCCACTGCTGTAGACCAATGATCTTAAAATACTTATCTAGTAAGTGCCTTGAAGCATGAGTGTTTTCTGTAGCACCGGTAGTCTGTGCCGCACCAACGTCCCAATCAAAGTAACCAAGTTCTTTAATCTTTGCTTGACGTTTCTCTTTAGCTAGCTGACGATTTGTACCATTCCATCTTGGATCTGTTATGGTTTCCCATAGAGCTTGCGACATTTCTTTAGCAGCTGATCCAATCTGTTTAAAGATTAATTGTTTAGGTACGCCTAAGACAGTAATCATCAGCTCAACGATTGAAGAGATTGTTGCCAATGGTAGTCCAGCAATTGTAGTCCAGATCCCTAAGTTCTTTTGGATTTTTACAAGCGTTTGGTTTTGAATACGCTTATAGTTACCAGACTCTGCATCAAGATAGTCTTGCATTTGTGCAGCAATCTTATTAACTACTTCCGCTGGTGCACCTTGCTCTAATGCTTGATTCAACTTTTCATTAATCTTTTCATTATTATCACCAAGGAATTCTTGATAAGTAATGTAACGAGCCGCTGACTTAGATGCATTAGATAGATTGGTAAAGGCGTCTGTCTCCATGAACGCATCAAACTCTGGGTTCTCAGAGAGGTTTAATGTACGACTACGGTGTGCGGCAGGTATAAACTTACCCTGACCAACAGTAAACGTATCACTATCACCAACTAATGTTTCTTGATTAAGGATATTAGTTGTTAACTCTTTAGCTTCAGCATGTGTAAAGTTATAGTTATCCATTAGCTTTTGGATAAAACCATTCTCATCTTTTTCAATAGCTGCTTTATTAAATGACTTGTACTTAAACAAATAGTTTTGTACAAACCCGAGGTTTGATTGCTTATT